AGCGTATTCCCAAACATAATTTATTTACAGCTTATATATGGATGAACATGTTCCGTAAACCCAAGGTCAAGAAATAAGGAACCTTCGAATGATTCAGGTTCCTAAACTCATCAATGTCCAGATCGCAAAATTGCTCAAAATCTAAGTAGAGTACATGCTTGAAGACTCTCAACGAGCCCGATGACATAGCTTCTACGTTAAACAGGTCCTTCCCGTACATCTTCAGTTTTTCATAATAACCGTTGACGAAACTAAGGTAGAACTCCATAAAACTAACAGAATTGCACCCTCCTATAATGTAAAAAGCAAACATTCGCGTAAATGCGGTCTTGAGATCCTTGACGCGCCTCTCGGGATATATAGCTAACTTGAACCATTCGGAATCTTCTCGAAACAACTTCCCATGCTTGAGTTTATACCCTATGAACTGCCGTTCTTCGGGATCGTTGGTGACCACCTGTTTCTCAGGGGACATCTTGATCGAGAAGAAGTAAAGGATAGTCTCAGCCATCTTATCCTTCCAATACTCCATCTCGCTAGGGCTCATGTGCATAGTGTAGCAGCTGAAGTCGTCACCGAGTGTTCTTGGTTCCGTGCATTCAAGTGTTAGGTAATCCATTACTGAGGTTTGTACTAGGAAATTCGCGACTGAATTCACTAATAGAGTCATGAACGAGCCGGAAGGTACGCCGCTCGTCTTCTTGATGATTGTACCGTTCGGTAAGGCCAGGTGTGTGTAAATGAAGTCTTCGACCAACCATTCGAAGAGCTTCTCTTCCCATTCCTCCTTCAACAGTAAGTGAGGTTTGAGTATCTTATAAAAGACATCTTTTAGGATGAAACGGGCCCGCAAAGAGTCCCATGCTGATACATCCGAATTCCAGAAAGTACGCGGGACATCTGGTAAGTCACTGCCTTCAAGATATTTAACTAAACGAGGTAATGTTCCTTTCCCCGATAGCATTGTTGATCCGAGACCGTCCGTTTTAAACAACTGATCGTAAAAACCACGAAACATAAAGTTTTCGAGAATCGTGGTAGTGGGGTCGGAAACCCAAATGAAACGACTCTTCCGCTTTTCTAACTTTGACATGTGCCCACGGAGAGCAACCTTGTACGGTGTATGCTCTGGCCATTGCCCGTCCTTGAGTTGATTGATAATTGAATGCGCCTTATCCACGGCTTCGTGAATGACATCCCCTTTCTTTTTGCCGGGGTAGAGATAGCCTGCAGACGTATTCCATGGGACCTTGAGCGCTGCTTTCTCAACTGATTCCAATGGGCGGACGGAACTGAACCTTCCGCGAACTTGTTCTGAGCGTGAATTCCACTTGTCGTTCATTCTGTTGTCGAAGGTCTGTTTCTTGTAGACTACTGCTCCGCAATACTTAAGTAGATGTGCACGGTATGCACCTCCCGATCTTGGCGTCTTCGTCCAGCCCTTGACTGATTCGTAGATACCTTCGTCATAATGCCACAATGCTTCTTTGACATATTCGTCCAAGACCTGGATGCCGTCCTCAACGTGATATTCGCGATTCCCTCTTGAGACCAACTTCCATCCCGTGGACGCCAGCGCCAATTTCTCAAACTGATCTACGTCCAACTCGACATTTTTATCAGTGATATCGGCCCAGCTCCACCTGTTTAGCCGCTCCGGCAGCACGGCGAGGTTGATTTGTAGTTCGGTCTTTTCCAGAATTGCCCTAAAAGAATTCTGTGAT